GTAATCTCACTTACCTTATTAGATACATTTTCTTTGGTATCTAAAGTTGTATTGATTTCATCAACACTGTTATTAAAATTCTGTCTATCTGTGTTAGCTTGATCGACAATGCTATTAGCCTTGTCAGCTAGTGCTTGTACATCTGTTCTGTGCTGAGTTTCTAACTGCGTTTCTTTACTTTCAACATTGCTAAGTCTTGTAACAATTTCATCAGCACTTTCAAGCTTGTCAATGTTATCAACAAGTGTCTGTACTCTATCAGCTTTATCTTCAATGTCTTTAATCTCGATTAGTGCGTCAAGTAGCTTTCCAAATTCTTGACTTGCTACGATTTCTGTTTCATCAGAGATTACAGACTCAGCAACTTTTACAGTAAAGGTTGCTGATGTTACAAACTGTTGATTGTCTTGCAAAATCACTTCACAATTCAGCAATCCTGGTGTGTCTAACATTGTCTTAGTTAATTCAACAGTGATGATATTGTTTGTTGTATTAACTACAGCAGTATTAACTGCTTTAGTTTTGTTATTAATACTTGCTTTGACTGTTGCTACATAGTTACTAGATAAAGTGATAGTGTTTCCACTTTCTGTGAGAGTAATATCAATAAATCTTGTTTTACTGTCGCCCTGATGGGCGTTGAGTACTGTAAACGCTCTAGTATCGTTGACATCTAGAGTGATTTTTTGATGTTGTAGTTGCAATTCTATTCCTCCTTTTTAAATATATTTGCTAAGGTTTTTTTTGGTGTGCCTAATTCAATAGTGGTGTATCGCCCTAATAAAGTATCAAACACAACTTTAGTTACTTTTGCCTTTGCAGTCGATTGCAAAGTTGGGAAATATACCGACACAGTATCACACAACGCTATATTCTTCATTTCTTCAAGCTCGTTTTCTGCTGTAATAGTTAAAGATACCTCCGGTACTGTCAGTTGATTTGCTTTAACATATGACTCTGTCGCATTATATATGTTAAGATAGACCGTTGCACCTGGTGTGTTCATATCCATTTTCTTAGATTTAAGCGTTTCGGTTAAATCTAATTCCAATACTTTGCGATGAAAAGTTAAATCGTCAATTAAGGTGTACACATAAGGACCACCATTTCGGTGCAGATTAAGAATTCCGTATACGGTTTCGCCCGTTCCGGAGTCTTTGCCAAGTTCAACTTTCACAAATGGATAGATATGAGTGTACATTTTTTCAATATTTTTTTCCTGCTGAAACGATTTAAGATTAACACCATACTTAATTACAAGATTTTTTTCTGCGCCTCTTGATTTTAAAAATTCAATGTCAAAGTTATTCCACTTATATTCGCCCTTGAAAATTTGTAATAGTGACTTAGAGTCACCACCAAGAAAATCGCCAATTGAGCGAATAGAGTGTACGTCTACTTTGTCTGATTCTGTTGTAATATCAGAAGCAAAAGTAAATTCTTTATCTGCAAATATTGCACCATTCGCAAAATTTTGACTATATACAAAATCAAAAATTTCTTTAGGTTTGCCGGTGTGAACACCATAGGAAAAATGATTATCTACTGCTACATAATATCCACCTTGGATTAGATTATAGTTAAGAAAATAATGGATGTGCCTGCCAGTGAAGGTCCTTTTTCTATCTGTAATCGTTGAGTTTTCTGAATATAGTTCAAAAATCTGTGGGACCTGCTGAGGGTTAGCTTTTAGCTTGACAAATTTCCCAACCTCAACTTTTTTTGATAGTGGGTCGGCATCAGAAATAACTATAGTAATTGAGCATTCAAAAATGCCGTTTCTTTCTTCCGTTACTGTACATTCTGCGCAAGTTGTTAAAACTCCTAGACCGTTAGTGTTTAGTAATTCTTCTTTTGTGGATTTTTCTGCGTACAAAATAGGTAACACTATAATCGCCTCCAGTTAGGCACTACTTTAACTATAGTGCCGGAATTGGCTTGAACACTAATAGAATTCAAGCCAGGTGAGAAGGTTGGAAAATAAATACCGTTCACGCATTCATTATGAATTTCATTGTTCATAATACAATTACGGTTTTCTGTGTCGATAATGACAGAACCGGTGATGTTTTTGACCGTAAAAGTGTGTCTGTTTGCGTAGAATGTAATCGTCTTATTTTCTCCTTCGACAGAAATTAAGATTTTGGGATAGGATATTTCTTTTTCAGGGTTGTACATTGTTATTGGTGCTGAAAGAGTAGCACTACTAACATCAATAGCTTTTTGACCTTCATAAGAATACAAAAACGGTTCACAAGTGAATTTAATTGTAGTCCTCATAACACCAGCATTGCCAACTTGTAAATCAGATATATCAGTTACTATGGCGTTATAGAAATAACCTTCCATATAATCTAGATAAAGTTGACTATATTCTGTACCGATAAGCCATTCAGACAGTCTTTTTCCTAGCTCTGCAATATTTAGCTCGCAAAGCGTAGGAAGAAAGGCGATTTGTTCTTCAAGCTCAATTGAATTATAAGACAAATTATCTTTAACAACTTTCTTACTTCGTCCTGGGATGTCAACTAGTTCAATGTTTGGCATTGCAAACTTGCGTTTCTTCTGCTCTTCTACAACTCCGCCGATTTCACTCAGCCAGTTATCTTTGAATTTTAAATCGAACATTTTAATCACCACGCTTTCTGCTGCTGAGCAATGTCGGCAGCTAGAAGTTCTGACATCCTTCTTGTGATGGACTGTAAATCACTATCACTATAATTATTAAAGTTATCAACATTAAGGGTAAATGTTATGCCATTTGAGCCTTGCTGACTTGCAGTTGACTGCAAAACATTGCTATCAGCAACTAGTTGACCACTTGAGTTCGTTGCAATGCCGGCTATCGCAGGTGTCAAAGTTGGCATATCAAAACTGCTGTAAGCATCAACTACTTGTCTCATTTGGTCCTTTGCGCTTGCTACAACACCTTTTGTACTATCTGCAATACCAACTCCGATGCCTTCACCAACATATCGACCGACTTCATCACGCATAACTGTTGAAGGTGAGTGGATGCCGAAAAAGTCTTTGATTCCGTCAATTACGCTGTCCACAAAACCTGAGATTTTATCTTTGATCCATTTAACGCAGTTTTTAATACCGTTCCACAAGCCTTGCACAACATTTTTGCCGATGTTCCACATCTCTTTGCCCAGTGACGCTAAACCTTTAACAATTGCAACGACAATTTGAGGCAGATTTTTAACAAGTTGTACAAGCATTTTAGGGATTGCTTTTACAATACCCATAAATAGTTGTACTGCACCTTTAATCAGTGTTGGCAAATTTTTAATCAAGGTTTTTACAATAGTAATAACGATTTTTGGAATTTGTGGAATTAACTTTGTAATGAAAATTGGGATTGCTTTAATTAAGCCCATCATCAACTGAATACCACCTTTGATAATAGCGTCAATGCTACTAATTAAACCGTTTACAATGCAAGTAATAATTTTTGGTAGGTTTTTTACAATCGCCGAAATTATTTTAGGTATTGCTTTGATGATGCCCATCAACATTTTGATTGCACCGTTAATGATTTTAGGTAATGCTTTGACCAGTGTGCGGACAGTAGTGTTAATAATTTTTGGCAGTGCTTGCAACAAGGCATCTATCACTTGTGGGATAGCATCAATGATACCACTAAGCATTTGGACTGCCGCATTAATAATAATGTCAATGCTATTTAACAGTGTTGTTGAAATAGTGTTAATAATAGACGGCAACTGCTGAGAAAGAGAAATAACCACTTGCGGAATAGCATTAACGATAGCAGATAATAGTTTTGTGCCAGTGGCTAGAATTTGTGGAATTGACTTTATTAAAACATTGATAATTGTAGTAATTATCTTCGGCAGTTGTTGAGCCAATTTTGGGATTGATTGAGTAATACCATTTACGATCGAAGTTAGGATTTTAACACCTGCCGTTAAAATTCTTGGCACCTGCTGAATAATAACTTGAACTAGTGATGTTATCAATTTTGCCCCCGCCGTTGCCAGTTTTGGCAAGGCATTAATAATGCCGGACACAAGAGAATTAATAATTTTAGGAGCAGTATTTGAAACTGTAGTAATCAACTTTGTAACAATGTTAATCACTTGCGGGATAACTTGTTCGGCAAGTTTCGGAAGTTCGCTAGCAATTGTGGAACTTAAAGAATTAACTATGTTTAAGAACTGTGGAAGTACCTTTTTCGCAGACTTAATAACATTATCAATGCCTTTTTCAATTTGACCTGTTGCACCGGTTTGTCCTAGTGCCAAACTAGTAAGACCGTCCGTCACTTGGGTCACACCCGGCAGAAGATTACTAACAAGAGAATTTTTGATAGTTCCTGCCGTTGTTTTTAATGTAGTTAAACTGTCTTGATACTTAGCTGATGCCTTAACGGCATCTTCGCCAATCACCATATTGTTTTTCTTTGCAGAGTCCAACATCTGCTGAATTCCTTTAGAGCCTGAATTCAACATTGGTGCAAGTTCTTGCGCTACTTTAGAGCCAAATAATTCTGTTGCTTTCGTTGCAGGATCGGCACTGTCTGCACATTGCTTTAATGCGTCAGTAAGTCCGATTTTGCTACCGGCAGAAGTTAAGGATTTTGAAGCCTTTTTTAACACGTTAATGTTAGTTCCTGACAGTTCCGCAGCATAAGATAGTTGTTGATATTCTTCAGAAGACACTCTCATTTTTTGGGACTGCTTGTCGATAGCGTCACCAGCTTCAGCTGCTGAACTAACTGAGTCAGAGAGTGCAGAGCCTAGATTTTTAAGTCCCGTTACTGCTGACTTAATAGCACTTGCTGTAAGATTTGCAACGATACCTTTAAAAACTGTAAAGCCTTCCTTCGCTGATGAGGCTTTGTCGCCACTATCTTTTACTGCTGCACCGATTTCTTTAACTTTTGACTTGCTCTTTGATGAGTTAGTTCCCAGTTCATCAATTGACTTACTAGCACCGTCAATTTTCTTGTCACTGCTATTTGCTGAGTTTCCTATATCGTCAACTTGTTTTTTACAGTTTTTTAACTCTGTTTCAGTCTTTGCAACTTCACGTTCAAATGCTCGATACTGTCCTTCGTCAATTTCGCCGTTTGCAAGCTTATTTTTAATTTGACTTTGTACATCTTTGAGCGTTTCCAACTTTCTGTTTGTTGTGTCAACAGACTTATTGAGCAGTTCTTCTTTTTGGTTTAATAAAATCGTGTTGGTCGGGTCTAGCTTTAACAGTCTTTCAACTTGTTTAAGTTCTGACTGTATATCTCTAGACTCTTTGTTCACATCTTTAAGTGCAGTTGATAGAGCTGTTGTATCAGCTCCAAGTTTGACTGTAATTCCTTTAATTGATGATGCCAATACGCTCAGCCCCTTTCATATTCTTCAATTTCGGAGATATAGCTTCGATATTCTTCTTCCGAAATAACGCCTTCCTTGTATCTTCGCTCCACAATTGGCAGTGCTTTCTTTGCAATCTTATAAGCTGATTCAGGGTCTTCCCATTTTCCACCTTGGCGAACCGTTTCAAAACGGTCATAGGACCGGATAAAGTTTAGACACATACCTATCGTGAGGTTGTCCATGTCGACGGTGCTAAGCCCTCTGACGGTTAAACACGCTAACAGTTCTTCTGTTGTCATTGTGTCGCCATCAGAACTTGACCTAACACCGCTTACGCGTTTTTTCTATCAATTTTTAAGTCGTTAGATAAGATTTCTTCAATCTGAGAGAAAATGTCAAACACCGGAAATTCTTCAAACGAGTCAAGCCATTCGAGCGGTTCCGGAATAGAGTTATCTGCGTTCTTTGCTAATGTCCACAGAATGTTGTACATTACTTCAAGATTAAATTTTTCAATGTTGTAACTAACTACAGTATCTTTGCCTTTTACCTTCTTTGTCTTTACTGCTTCTTCCATTTGTGCAAGTTCGGCAAGAAATTCCTTGCCGAACTGCATTTTATAACGAAGCATCACGGCTCCGCTATTTCTAAATCTTACTTTCTTGCCGTCAATGGTAATTGTTTTTTCCATTATTCAGAACCCTCCTCGGTAGGAAGTGGTACCTGGTCAAGTAGGTCCATACCCTCAAATTCAGCTTTAACTAGATTATCAGACATTCTCTTTCTAGCAGCGATTTCAAATTCAGTCTGTTTAAAATCAAACTTGCCGTTTTCACTTGTTGAACCAGATAATTTAGGTCGTGAGGCTTGACAGTTGTAGTAGACTGTAGTCTTGCCTTTACCGTCTGTTGTTTCTTCAATGATTAGATAAGCAAAATAAGGCTTTGTAGAGCCGGCATATTCTGCTGTACCTTTAGTGTGTTTTTTATTACCAAGCCAAACTTCTTTCACTTTGTCAATAGCGTCAATAATAGTAGTCTTAATTGAGTAGCCACCATTTTCCTCTTGTGAATAAACACACTGACCATCGGCATAAACTTCTGATGAGTCGCCCTGAGGGTCAGCCTCAAATGAACTACAACCTGCTTCTGCTGAGTCTAACCATGTGATTTTTTCATATGTGTCCTTGGCTTTGCCTTCTGTCCATGTAGTAGTTAATAAGGCATAACCATTTTTTACAATCGTCTTTTTCAATTTATTTTCCTCCTTATAAAATAAAAAATCAGGCACTTGCAAAGTAATAAATCACTTCACAAATGCCTTCGTCTTGTATGTATATTTCGCCACTTGTTTCGTAAGTTCCACAAGTGGCATTTAATATTTCTTCAACTTTCTTTGCTGTTTCTGTATCGTTTTTGTCAAAATAAACCTCTAAGGCAATAGTTTCTTCTTTGTAAGCGATTGAACCATCAGCACAAGTACACTCAACCTCGTCTGTGACCCATATCGCGTATGGTGAATTTTGCTTTTGACTAAATGACAAATGAGCACACGCTATTTTATTTTTATTTAATTCTTTGATAACCTCTTTAAGTTTCGTTTTGCTCATTTTCATCAACCTTTCAAAATTTTTTCAACATCGTTTAAAAATTTAGGTACGATTTTTTCTTCGGCACTGCCAATGTGGGGATAAGCTTTAACTCTGCCGACTCCGCCTTTTTTTGCGTGACCTTTTTCGAGCAAATGGGTTAGCTGGTAATTTGTAGCATTGTGCACGATAACAGTATAATGACCATTTTGTTTTATTTTTTTCACACGCCAACCTTTTTTATAATCACCGGTTTTGACTGGTGAAGTGCTTTTTAATTCGTCACGCAAAATTTTTGCGTCATTTTGAATAACTTGTTCAAGTTCTTCTGTGACTTCTTCTGTGTAAGTGTTCATTTGCTTTGCGATTTCATCAGCAAAACTACTAACATCAATATTCATTTTGTACACCATCGACAAGTTGGGTTGAAAGATAAAGCTCTAACTTATCTTTAGTTTTTTGATAAGTGCGATAAATATAGTATACTTTATCATCAACTTTAACTTTGTTTTCGTTGTTGTAGTCAACTGCAAAAATTAAAATCACCAGCTGAGGTTTTAAACCTGCTTCGCTCGCCTTAAAAAATTCGTTTTGCGTAACAGATTTTTTGTTGCAGAAAATTTGCTTTTCTGCTGTAATGATTTTTTCGTTGCCTAGTTCGTCAAAATCAATATTTTCACTTATTAAAGTTGCGACAGAATCAAACATTGCTATCAATCCCTTTACGGTTTGCAATTGCGTCCCTTAATTTTTCGTACTGTTGAATAAACCTTTCGTCGCCATCACCAAAATTACCTTTGCAGTAAAAAACAATTGCTTGAGTGATTAACGCAGAATTTGTTGAAGATATTGATACTCCTGCACCTTGTAAATCCAAAGTGCAAGAGTCAATTAACATTGATATTTCGTTGTCAAATACATCTGCTGTTAGTCGCAATGATAGTTTGACCACCTTAATCATATCTTGTGAGGCCATTATTTAACCTCCTTGTTTAAATTACGCAGATTTCTTTACTAACTTAACTAGACTATCAGTTCTGACTGCCTTGCCATCTGCAAGCATAACCATATCCAGCACCTTGTTATGAGTATCATTGTCAATGTAGATATTAGTTGTAAGACTTAGCGCCTCGTTGAATACATAGTCCTTAAAATCAAAGATAGCGGCAAATGTAATATCGCTAGCTGGACTATCTGTATAACTCTTGATGGCGTCCTCGCTAATTGTATTTACGTTTCTGCCTAGTAGCTGGAACTGAGGCTTACCGTCTAGACCTAGATTAACTCTTGCAATTGGCTGACCGTTATTATCTGTCATACCAAGGAACTGGAAGAATGTAGCACGAGTCATTACATATTCTGCTGACTCACTGTATACATCTTCGACAAGTGTTTCTGCGCTAATTAGAGTTTTATAATCTAGCTTACCTGTTTTAGTAACATTAATGACCTTGTCTGTACTTTCCTGAAGAATGCCCTTAGGACATCCAGTGCCGGAACCGTTAATAATAGCCTTATCAATCATCTTAACCATTGCCTGAGCCATTAAATCCGTAAACTGACTTTCGAAAATTTCAAGGCTTGTTACCTGCATAAATAGAGAGAATGAAACCTTGCAGTTTAGCTTGTGCGCCATAAATGTAATCTTGCTTGTTTCAATTTTCTGCTTGTCAGCACCCTTGTCTTCGTCAACCCAACTTGCTTCCGGCTTAACTGCTAGAGTTGGAAAAGCGATAGCAGACTCGTAGTTAGTCTTAAATACTTTAGCATAGAAAGTACCGTAATTTTCAAGTTTAGTAATAATCTGCTCATAAAGTGTAGTCGGAACGATAGAACCGGCAGTACTAGAAGTTGTTACGTCATTTCTAAATCTAGCCGGGATTTCTGTGCCATGCTGAACAAAGTTCATAAATGCCTTTCGGTATTCTACACTAGCAAAAATGTTAGTAGGCTCTTCGTTTTTACCTACATCACCTGTGAGTGGTAGTGGTGCAGGTGCCTGCTTGTTGTCTAGTGCATTTAGATTAGCCTGTACCTGTGCATTTAGATTAGCCTGTAACTGTGCAAACTTATCAAACTCAGTGTCTAGATTTTCAATCTTTGCAACAAGTTCGCTAGCCTTGTCTAGTTCGCCGTTTTCGTTTGCCTTGTTAGCTTCGTTGATTAGATTTATTCTCTGTTCGAGATAGTCTTTTTTGTTCTTAAATTTCATTTTAAAATTCCTTTCTCTGCTTTAGATTTAGCAGTTCAATTTTGATTTGATTTTCTTTCTTTTTCTTTTGCATTTTTGCAATTTTTGCCGGTGAAATCATACCACCGACCGCAGCAACAAAAGATAAGTTAGCGTTGTTGCTATTTTGCTTATTTTCAATAATCTTGTCGCAAAAGCCCTTATCGACTGCTTCTTCTGCTGTAAGCCAAGTTTCTTTATTCATCAATGCGAGTAACTCGCTTTCTGCCATACCGGTTTTTAGTCGATAAGCGTTAGAAATTGATTTGTTGCATTTTTTCAAAACTTCTGCTTCGTGCTGATGATCCCGATTATCGCCGTATAGACCACTTGAAACATTGTGAATCATCATTAACGCAGTTGGTGCAATTTCACTGTAACCTGCACAAGCGATAACACTTGCAGCACTTGCCGCAATACCTACAATTTTGATAGTAACATCACCGTCATAGTTATTGAGCAATTGGAAAATCTCGCTTGCAGTAAACATATCGCCACCACCGGAATTGATATTAACTGTAACATCATCACCATTAGCGTTCTTTAATTCTTGAGCAATACGATTAGCACTTGTACAGTCTTCGCCAAAGAATTTATAGATCCACTCTTCTGAATTATTGACGATTGGACCTTTAATGTTAATCTCTGTCATTATTCATCACCTCCTTCGTCGTCACCGTTTGGAGCTGGCTCAGGGTCAACTACTGTTGCCGTATCAAGTCGGCGAATAGGGTTATCACCACCCGGTACCGGACCAAGTCCAAGGGTTTCTCTCCATTCATTAACTGTCAATGCACCTCTGTCGACTAAATTCATAAACTGTAGTTTGCTCGACAGTGATGCACCTTGCAGATTAAATGAGCCGACGGAAATTTTATTCCCAGAACCTCTTTGCCTTCTAGTAAATAACTTTCTTGTCATTTCCTCTTGAAGTGCTTTGATGAAAGGTTCTATCTCTGCTTCGTAGTAAGCATTTTCTTCATCTTCATTTGCAGTCGATTGCAAAATCTTTTCAGACATTCCAAATAAAGATATAATTCTTGTCCTTGTCTTTTCCATCTGCGTTGCGTTCGGTACATAGTCTTGTGCGTTAATCTGAGTAGCGTCTGCTTTGGCATCCACCGCAGCTACGCCGACAGAATCACTTGAAATATTCAAATAGTTATCAGCAAACTGCTGTGCGTTAGTTTTCAAGTCCTCATCACGCATTGAAGTTGTGTATTTCAATAACCAGCGAATTACTGAGCTATTTTTGATAGCGTTGATAATGCCTCGATCTGTAGTTTCCACAACTTCCATAAGTGGGGAAAGCGACTTAGCTCTACTAGTGCCGAAAATATCGTCAAAAGCAAAGTCACCGCGAATATGAATAATATCTCGATCAGATACAGATAGTCTTTTTCCTCTCGGAAAATTGAAAGTATAGTACAGATTTCCTTGCTTGTCTGTATCTGCTGTAGCAGATACGCAAGAAATTGGGAAGAGTTCGCAAGGCATATCATTTTCATCACGCAAGATAAGAATATGTAGGTTCTGTGTCAGGTCCATAATTGCTGAACACTTCTTGAGAAAGTCTGTAATGCACATATACCTGTTTGGTTCTTCCAATAAGAAACGCATATATGGTTCAGGGTTAATCTGTAACACCTTATTACCGTTTTCATTTGTTGAACTTCTTATATGGTTGATGGTAAGTTTCGCTATTCTCTTTGCTTTTGCGTTGATACAAGATCTGACAATGTCGTTTTCATAGGGGCTAAAGCCCCAGGTCGAAAATACATTGTTGTCCTTGATTACGTCAACTCTACTGATTTTTTTGACCTTGCCGGTAAAAAAGTTTTTAAATCTATCAGTTATCTTCAATATCTCACCACCTTTCAGCAAAACATTAATTATATTAAAGTCATATATTCATCACGATTATTGCATAGGACGGTATAGGCATCTAGCAATGCTGCTGTACCGTCAATTCTTCTTGTAGCCTTGCTAGTCTTTGCCGGCTGAATGTTACCGTTAATATCTTCATCAATAGCGGTGTTAGATAAACACCACTTGTCAATAGGATTATTGTTGTACACTATGAGTTTTTTCTGTAGGTCGGCTTTTAGGTTTTTCATTGGGTTTGACAATGTTTTCTTACCTTGGATGACCGGCACCATAACATCACCAAAGGTGTTTTTCATTTCGTCCACCCAATAGACTGCGGACCAAGAGTCATAGCCTACTTTGTAAATATAAATGTCAAGTTTATTCTGCACTTCTGCAAACCATTCCGTCACACATTTAGCATTGATTTTGTTTCCAGGCGAAAGCCTCATATATCCTTTATCAACCCATATATCGTAAGGAATTCTATCTTCCTTTACTTTCTTGTCAAGCAAGTCAGCAGGGATCCAGTACATTGACAAGCAGTAAATATGCTCATCATTTGGCACACAAAACAATACCTTTGCTGCTGTAAGGTCGGTAGTGCTTGATAAGTCAGCACCACCAATGCCGTATCTTGGTTTTAGTTCTTTAACACCAAATGTTTTCTCGTTGTTTAATTCTTCAAATGTCAGCCAACTTTGGACTGAGGTTTCAGGGATATTAAATTCTTTACACAAGAGATTTTTAACAAGCTCAGTTTTGTTCTTCGCTTTGTCAACTTTATCTCTTAGTGTAGATAATTTTTTGATATTTCCTAAGCCTGGGTTTGCTTTCTTCCAACAATTCGGGTCGGTCCATTCCTCACGCTTGTCTAGTTCATAGATAACATAAAGACTATGTTCGTCTTTAAAGCCATTATCGTCAAACAAGCCATTAATAGCATTCTTGGCATCGTCATATATATCGTCATATATATCATTACGGATAGTTCCGGCGGTAGTGGTTATAAGCACAAGTGGCTGTTCTCTGCCTGCCGTACCGTCTGACATAATATCAAATAAGGCTCTGCCATTCTTCCACTGATGGAGTTCGTCCATCAAACAACAATGGACATTCAACCCGTCAAGAGTATCACTATCGGATGCCAACGGCTTAAATATTCCGCAATTATATTCTTCTGACGAAAGTTCGTTATGTAAAGTCTTGATTTTCTCAAGTAGAAATTCAGACTTGCGAACCATTCTTTTCGCTTCTTGCCATATAATCTTTGCCTGATCTTTCTTAGTTGCTACTGCATACACTTCCGGACCCGGTTCACCGTCTGCAATTAGCATATACAAACCAACAATTGAGGCTAATAGAGATTTACCATTTTTCTTAGCGACGATTAAAACGGATAAGTTATATTTCCTAAGACCATCAATACCGACAAAGCCAAATGTAGCAGCTAACCACGCCTTTTCCCATAATTCGAGTTTGACAAGTTGACCACCAAATTTGCCCTTTGAGTTTCTGCAAAAATTTTCAGCAAATTCTAAAATATGGTTGGCTCTTTTGTTGCTATAGAAATACTCTCCAGGGTGTTCAACATCCCAAGCGAGTTTTTTATAAACAATTCTAACTTTTTCTGAAACAACTTCTTCGCCACTCTCGATTTTTTCCCGATACTCTAAAACTGGGTTATAATTTAGAGGGTATTTTATAAATTTTCTACTCATATTTCATCACGAGAATTTACAAAATCGTCTAAAAAGTCAATTTTTTCAGTTGGTTTTTCAACGGCTTTCGGTAGCATATCATCAAGTTGTTTGATGAATTTTAAATAGTTCCCGGTCATAGTATTATACAAATCTGCCTCGGGTCTTCGGCGAGAATAAGGAGTTTGATTTTCAGATTGACTAAACATTTCTGTCGTTCCATTCTCTTTCAAATCTTCAGCAAGATATTTCAGTGTTACTCGGACAAAAGCAGCATTTTCAATCAAGCCGGGGATGAGGTCTTTTCTTTTAACATCAATGTCTTTGTAGATTTCCTCAAGTCGCTTTATTTCTTTCTTGACCTCCCTTTGCTTTTTCTTCGTTAGATCAACTCCTGCCATATCTGCTCAACTCCTTCCTGAAAAAAAGGGAGGGGGGTCATATGTGCGAGGTACGTATTTTTTTGAAC